GTCTCGATGATGGTTCATGTAATGAGTTAACACAATATATGTTAACAATGTGAATATAATATAATACGCTATGGATTAGCGGTTATAGAAGTGGATATATGGATAAAGAATAGTTTTATACTTATTTTCTATCTTATCTCATCTCACTCGTACAACTAGAAACTAACTAGTAGTATTTATCATAGGGGGTCTCTACCAAAACTCGTCTAATACGAAGCTCGCTCCTGGCGCTGCTGGTTATAGATCGAATTAGTAGATCACCCACCAAATCACATTAAGATATTTGTATTGACTTATACACTAATATCAAAACCGAAACGGAATGTACATATTTTAGTTTATGTAACTGTAGTAATAGAAGAAACAATTGGGCAGGGAATAAAGTCACCCGAGTCAATTATCAACTGTTTCTGTTCGTCAACGCCATCTTCCAAGATGGGCATAATAATAATTTTCTCTAGCTTTTCAAATAGCCTAGATCGATGACGATATAAAATAATAATAATAAAAATTAATAAAGGGAACACTATATAACCAGATGATTCGTTCTTAGAAAGAATTGTCAAAAGATTAATAAGTGGAATAAAACCAGTATTATTCATTTAGATAGATGGTGCTGGAACTAATGCTGTTAAAAACAATTCAGCCACAGTAACAGTAGTAGCAGTTACGCTATATGTTATTGTAACGGTTGTTGAAGCAGCTATAAAAGTTATCATAATAGCACCTTGAGTAGAGCCCGCATTTCCGATGTTATTAATGGTTGTCTTAAAGGCATTACCTAGAATACCGGAAGTTGCAGCCATACTATTATTTGAAATAACAGTACCAACAATATTATCAGTGATTAAGTATTCTGTACCTATGCTTAAACCCGTAAAGGTTAATAAGCTATTAACAGCAGTAATACCATAAGAACCCAAAGAAACTGGAGCTAAACCAAAAGGAGCAGCTGCAGTTTGGGTACCAGCACCAATAATAGATCCGGATCCAGGTGGACCAGAACTATTGAGCTGTTGATTAATCAAAGTAATATCATATTCTAACCAGAGTTTACCCCAGGATACAGCAGTACCATCTAAGGTAGCAACGAATGCATTACAAACATCATATGTTTTAATATCTAAATTGGGTGATAAACCACCTGAACGGATAAAACGTTCACCAGCTAACCGTTTAGGGTCAAAAGTTAAACAATTATCTTTCCAAGCAACATCTTCTTGGGTACCATGGTATGCAGATGCAATCTGTTCATTACCAGGGGCTGCATCAGCAGCATCATAATCAGGAGTTAATATAGTAGATCCAGGTGTATTTGATCCTGTTCTAGTATAATAACATAGTTTTAAAGAATTAAATCTATACTTTTCCCAACCTTGGGCCTGTGTTGATAACCAGGGGAAGGTTGATGATAATCCGGGATTAATGTTAAAAGTATTACCTACAGTATACAAAACTGTACCAGTAACACTGCCAACTAATTCACGGTGAACAATACGAGAAGAATCTGTATTTGTTCTATAAATTGTAGCTTTTCCTGATGATTGACCAGTTGCATAGGCAGCAGCAACGGAAACTTGACGTTTCTTGGGCATGTCTTTTGTGATGTTAGGTTTCATCATACGTGGTTGTGATTTATTATTATTATTTTGGTTGCGTTTCGCAGCAGCCGGGCGAGAAGTTTGAGGTCTTGCTTTACCTTTTGATTGATTCATAGGGGTCCTCCCAGTCATGCAAGATTAAGAAGCTTGCGGAGCGACTATGCTCCATACGTGTATTATAAGACTGTGCCCTCAAGGCACACTTTTAAGGTTATATAATTAACTTTCGCCGTCTTTTAAAATAATACTGTTCGTTGTAGTCTGTTGGCATTCCAACATTACTGTCTGGAGCTGGATAAATAATTCCGCTCGACATAAGCAACATTTTAGCTCACCGCCTTAAAGGTGATTTGAACATTAACGTATAGACCCTGTATACATATAAACTGTATACATATGATACATTCTCAGAAATGTAACAAAACCATCAACTTATCAATTGTTAGTTGGCAACTTATTCGTTCTTTGTATCAACTAGGCTTCCTAGTTTAATTCTAAATGGTAATGTTTAACCCATTTATGATACAACATAACGATTTGACTGTATGAATCAATTAAAATACGAAAAGTTATCGTATATTGTGAAATTTACCTAGACGGCGCCACACTGGCTCGGACCTAAGGGTAATCACTATATTACTACAGTTATATAGCTAAAGTTTTAAAACTTCTAACTATTTAAATTAAACATTGTAGCCAAAGAGAATCTATTTCATCTAATTGGGCTAATCTAATGGTATCAATTTTAACGGCCTCACACGCTAGTTTTAATAAACTACGGAAGTCGTACGGTTGTATGATATCATCTACAATGTTTAAATAACACCTATTGTCACCTATGTATTTGTACTCTGTAAATTCTACATTTCCAAGTTTACAAAGATCTCCCTGGTATAATTCTTCTTCACGAAAATAACGTGCTTTTGGAACTTTTATACCTTTGAATTGAAACTTTAAACGTTCTAATTCTTCGGAGTCATACATAGGACATGACCAATTTGGATCATGTGGTATTACATCTAATACCCGACATGAGGGCGGCATCGGATTATAAAGATCAGGTACAAGTACATGGTACGAGTTATCTCTAATATCTTTAAATGCAGCATCCTCCCTATCAAGGTCAACTTCCTGACCGATAGGCTTCATAGGTTTCTTAAGGTAAGGTTGTGTCCACTTCTTATACAGTTGGGACGCAATAACGTGTTGAACAGGGGTGACTATAGTAAAAGGTACTAATAATGATAAATCTCTACAGCGTTTCGCTGATTCAGAAGATATATATGTCATATTAGGTACTCTCATACCTAAACCACCTAGTTCAGGTGCAATGTAATAATTCAACGAGAATTTTCCACCAGATTTCTCCAATGTACTACATTTCACCAACTTTTGCATATTATAATAACAGAAACGTTTATCCGCTCTCACAGGATTGTGACAGCCAGACATAACTTCTTTATGCAAACAGTATACAGGTTTTTGCTTACAGGCTTTTACCTCTGTACTACAAACCTTACTCTGCCCAAGCAACATACCAGCATTAAAAAATGGTACGAGCTTGACGGTTTTCCC